CAGTATTACAGAGAATCTGGGCAACTATGGTATTGCAGGCTATGGTGAGACAGCAGAACAGGCACGAGAGGATATGCTTGCGTGTTATGAAGAAATGAAGGAAATGAACGCAGAGGATGGTATCGAGACTCCTGAATTCGAAATTACATACAAGTATGATATTCAGTCGTTCTTTAGCATGTTTCCTTTCTTTAATATCAGCAAAATTGCTGACGAAGCAGGAATCAACAAGTCTCAATTACGCCAGTATGCTTCTGGACATGCAGTAGCAAGCGAAATGCAATATCAGAAGTTGAGAACTACCATGAACAAAATTAAAGAGAAATTGTCATTTGCGACATTCTAAGTAAACAGTTTTTTTTATTAATAATACTGCCCTGCCAGAATATGGTAGGGCATTTTTTTTTGCCTTCGTTCTTCCTTCGTTCTTCCTCCGTTCTTCCTCCGTTGTAAGTCCGTTGTAAGTCCGTTCTTCCTCTTATGCTGCTCTTATGCTGCTCTTATGTTGCTCTTATTGAAAATGGAAATCACTAGGGAATAACATAGGATTTACTACCTTTTTCGTTTATTCACGAAAATGGTGAGCTTGGGTATAAATTAAGACATTTTAATTTAAGGAAGTCATTTATTTTCAGTTGGTTCTCTGTTGGTTCTCGTGGTACTAGGTTTTGGTTCTCGGTTGGTTCTTGGTTGGTTCTCGGTTGTTCCCAGTCGAAACAGTTTTCGTTCTTTTTTGTTCCATAAATAAAAAGAGGCTTACCTTCACAGGCAAACCTCTTCTGTCATGAAGCTATTGTTCAATTTAAATAAAGGTGATTCTATTTCAATTCTATGCTGATTGGCTTTCCACAATGCGGACAGTTGGCTGTTGTGGTCTTGTTCTCGAAAAGGTCAACAACTTGCACGTCCAAAGCTTCGGCAATTTTCTCCAGAGTGGAAAGCGTAGGATTCTTATTTATGGAGTTTGACAAAGCTCCTTTGGTTATTCCAATTCTTTCTGCAAGTTGTGCAGAAGTCAATCCTTTGGACTTTAGTATTTCCTTAATTTTTAATTCCATACTTTGAAAAAGTTTTTATATAATGAAACTTTAATTTTGATGCAAAATTACTGAAAAATTTCTTCTTTACAAAACAAAAGTGTTAAAAGTTTCATTGTAATTGAATTTTCTTTTGTAAAAATTTGGCGTTTTGTTTCATTATAAGTATATTTGCAGTCGAAAAGTTTCAGTAATATGAAACAAAATGAGGATTTATAAAAATGTTAAACTTTATTTTTATGGTAGTAGCATTAGAATATACACAACTCTACGAGGATTTTTTGCCTATGTTAGGCGCAATCGAGGTTGACAACTGGTATGATCCAGACAAAGGCTGGAGGCGCAGCTTTAACCTCGGAGTCAGAAGAACAATTGCCGTCGGGCTTAGTGATGGTTCTCTGAATGGTATTACAGATGGTATTGAAGATGTTCTGAAGGAATACTTCAAAGAACAATTAGAGCCTATGCCTAGCAATCTCTTCTACTCAACGGTTAAAGCCGTCCTCAAAAATAAAGGTGTTAAGTTCAAAGAACAGAAATGGGGGACTCATAATGTGATGATCCTATCTGATGAAGTTCCAAGTATGTTATAATTTTAATTTAAAAAGTATGGAAGCTATTGTTTATTTTTTTGTTGCTGTAGTGCTATTCATAGCCTACAACGTATCTCCTAAGTTCAAAGAACTAGTAGATAAAATGAGTGAATGAATTATTTTTTTTTGTATCTTTGTTGCTGTTAAGCAAACAAACAAACTGCATTATGAATAAAATTATTTTGACTGGGAACATTGGAAAAGACATTTCCAACTTCCGCAAAGAAGTGAAAGAACTGCAGAAAGACTGGGAAGTATCCTACAAACTGCAATATATGTGTTTGAATGATGAAGGAGTTCAACTTACCATTACAAGCACAAGTAACTACGAATACAAAACAACATTGCTACAGGATGCAGACACAATTTCAGACTATTTGGAGCAATGGACAAAGTTTAGAACCGAAAACATAGAAATTAGATAATATGGATAAATAAAAATCCTCTCCCACATCGGGAGGGGATTTTTCTTGCTCCCATGTAAACAAGAAACCGAGTCGCGCCCTCAGATTTCGGGCGCTCCAAATGACGGAAATAGGTAAATATTGGTGTTTTAATCAATATTTTGTTTATTTTAATAAAGTGTTTTGTTTATTTTTTGTATCTTTGCACCAATAAACAATCAATCGAATACCTATAACTATTACCACTATGTCAGACTACACAATCGCAATCAAGCTTACGCCTTACCTCCGTGAGTGGTTTATCCATGAAAACGGTGGTAGCTACCCGGTGAGACTTATCAAGGAGAGTAATGAATCAACAATCGTTAAGTACTTCCTGAAGGAGAAACCTGAAAATGCTGAGTGCATTCCAGATGCTAACTGTCTTGTCTATATACCAACGTACAAGACTCTCGATGTCCGTAAGTTCAACTACCTACCACCTAAAGCCGTCGATGCCCTGGAGTCAGCAATTCAAAACCGCTTCAAAATTCAAATGTGGAAAGAGCTGCATACCTTGGAAAATTGCAAAGCGGATATTGGTGACGCTATCTCAGCATTCATGGAGAAACACGGCATCAGCGGAGTGAGAGGAGATACTAACTGGGAGTCAATCCGCCAGATGTACTACCGAATCCGCAAAGCCTATAACAAACGAATAGCGGAAAGTGTTTCGGGTTAATAAAAGTTAAATAATGGCTTTTTTAATCTTTTTTAACCGTTACTTAAAACGCTGAATGTCACAAGGTTGAAATAAAAATAATAATTAAAATCTTAGCAATATGGCAGATATTCAAACTAACTATCCGGGAGTGAGAAACATCATCCGTTTTCCTCACGCACTTGCGCCTCGGAACTGTGAGCTTATGGCAGCCGGGCAACAAAAGGTTATTTGTCCTTACAGCAGGAACAAAGTGCAGTTCTTTGGCGTTCCCATCCTCACAGCGACGACTAAAGTAGAGAATAACGGCAAAGTATCAGAGGCAAAACTTACCTTCAGATCGAATAATGACTTACCGCTTATTGGTTGGTGCTATGCCGTAGAACTGGAAGACGGACGGGCTTTCATGCTTGGCGATGACGTGCGGATGCCTATGGTTGGACGCTCTTCGAGTTCGGGCGCTCCTAACGGAGATCCGAAAGTGCATACCTATGAAATCAGTATGAAAAGCGCTTTTACTCCTATAGAATGCTATATGTAAGGTCTTTTGCAAATGTGCTTTGTATAAGTACATTTGCAATATAAACATTATATAATATGACTTACGATCTAACATTAAAGGGCTTTGTCGGTGGTTGGGACTTCGATTCCGATTACATCGATTACGTCCTGAATAAAAAGAAGGATAGTCCCGTGTATGTCCTCATTGACTCGCTTGGAGGCTATACTCATACTGGTCTTTCGGTTTCCTCCGCATTCAGAAACCACGGTGACGTGTCAGTCACCTTCAGAGGAATGAATGCGTCAGCTGCTACCATCGCAGCTCTGGGAGCCAAGCACGTAGCAATGGAAGAGGATGCGCTTTACTTGATTCACAAGTGCAGCGTGACTGTCTTTGAGTGGGCTTCAATGAACGAGGAACAACTGAAGGAGCATATCGAAAAACTTGAACATACTCGTCAGAACTCAATGAAGGTTGATATTGCAGTCGCAAGGGCATACGCCAAGCGTACTGGCAAGACAACTGACGAGCTGCTTTCTCTCATGTCTAAGGAACTGTGGCTTACCGCAGACGAAGCCAAAGAGTATGGCTTTATTGATAAAGTCATCAAGACAGAGGAAAAGAAGTCGGAGGTTGTTCTTACATCCTCTATGGAAGACAAGTTCAAAGAAGCGGGTATTCCAATCCCTTCAATGCTTAAGCATGAAGAAGAATCACTTTTTGCAAAACTCTCAAAACTCTTTAAATCAAAGAATATGGAACAGAACAACAATCAGCAGCAACAGCAGCAGTCTCAGGAACAGCAGCAGTCTCAGCAGCAACAGCAGCAGTCTCAACAGCAGCAGTCTGAGCAGCAACCTACTCTTGAGAGCTTGCAGAAGTCTGTATCAGACTTGCAGACTCAGCTCAAATCGCTTAGTGATGCCAACAAGGCTCTCACAGATGAGAACACTAAGCTCAAATCAGACATCGAAGAGCTTAAAAAGAAGCCAGTCGATGAAACTACTTCCGTTATCAACAATGGCGGTAGCAATGGAGAGGAAGAAAAAAATGACTTCCTTTCAAGCCTTCAGGAGGCAAACGAACTCTCTAAACTTCTTGGATAATTATGTCAAAGGTACTTACAACCATTGGTGTTAACGACTTCGATAAGTCGGCTACCACCTATCGCAAGCAGCTTCTCATGATGCCTATTCAGGGCATTCAATCATCTTTGAAGCACATGACATTACGTCCGGGCATTCGCTATGCAGAGCGCGTAGGTGCTCCTGCTGTGAACGTTGAGCTTCGCCCATACGTTCCTGATGCAATGCAGGATGCTAATCTGTCAATCACATGGCGCGAGCTGAAGACTTATTTCGGCTCTGTAAACGCCCGGTTTGAACCTAACTCTGCAATCTCTACTATCCTCGGCCACCTCGCTTCTCAGGCTAGCGGTGACGCTCTGAAGAATGTAGATCTTGCTAAGCTCGTACTTGCTCTTATCGGTAAGCAGATAGGTCAGAAGCTTAATGCCTGCCTGTTCTCTGCAGTTCGAAATTCTTCAGGAACCACTACAAACACCTTGTTTGACGGTTTCGACACTATCACGGCAGCAGACCACACAGCCAACAAGCTTACTGTTGCGTTGGGCAACTATGACGAAGGCGATACCGTCATCACGGCATCTAATGCGGAGAGTATTCTTAAGGAATACTACCGTTCTTGCGTTGATGAACTTCGCGATCAGCCTACTAAGATGTTCATCTCTCGTGCCATCTATGACATGTACTGCGACTCTTACCAGACGAATCACGGTGCTCTGCCTTACAACACCGAGTTCAAGAAGACCTATATCGAGGGTTCTGAAGGACTCTGTGAGCTTGTTCCTATAGTCGGTAAGGCTAACTCCCAGTATATCCATATCACACCTAAGACAAACATGCTTGTCGGTGTTGACCAGATGGGTGACGTTGAGCGCGTGAATGTAAGCAGGTATGCGCCTGATACCCTAACATACGAAATGCGTATGTTCTTCGGCGTTGACTTCGAGACTGTTGACGCTCGTATGTTCAAAGCTATCAAGTTGGCTCAGCCTTCTAACAATCCGGGCTAATGTGTAACTCTCTAAAATATTATAAGTTATGCCAAATACGTGTGATTCATTACAGAAATCGGTGGATTGGTGCGAGGGTACTCCCGTCCTCCCCGGCATCCGCAAGCGTCTATATTACATCAATAAAAAATTGATTGTAGCATGGCCTACGCTTACTAAAAACACAATCGGTCAGGTGACGACTGCCAAATACTCAGGCAGTTTTACACTTGCTGAGAGTGCTAACTGGTCGTACATTGACATTCTTCCAGATAAGTCATCACATACTTCAGAGCCACAGGGTGAATATCCATCACAGACACAGCTTAACAAGCTTACAGTCGTGCATCCGGGGACTGGCGAAGATGCTTCCGTTCTTGCTTCTGTCATGAACAACAGCAATAACGTATTCATTTGCCAAACGGCTGATGGCAAGTATCGTGTTACTGGTTCAGAGATGTACGACATCAAGTGCACAGTAAACCAGGACCTCGGTCAGGGCGCTACCGGCACAGCTTCTACGACTATCAACGTAGAGGCAACCGACGTTGTTCCTTCTCCTTTCTATGAAGGTGAGATCGTAACAGCTGATGGAACTATTAACGAAGTTGTAGGTGGTGGCGGTCAGTAACTAATGTTCCTATATGAATAGGAATTCTATATATGTCGGTGAAGGCGAGGATGTCGAGGTCAAAGGACTCTTGCACGAGGTGCAGGACGTTCCAGAGGTTTCAGACGTCCTCGCTGATTCTTTTCCCTCTATGGTCTCAGATGAGAAAGCAGAGCATAACGTTTTCGAGGACAAAGGTCGCAAAGCATGGAATAGCGACAAGGTTCTTGCACGATGTGACATGAACTATGTTCTTAAGATATCACCTCGATGCGGTGTTTCTTTCATCTCCATCTGGAAAAAGACTCTGTATGGCAGACTCCTTTCAGAGATTAAGGATGATGACAATATGGTTAAGGTGTTCGCTATTCACATGAATGAGACCATTAGGAATGTTATCGGTAGCGACCTTCGATCTGGTGGCTATTGCCTCATTACCGCTCCTCGCAGAAGACACGTTGAACGGAACTTCGCCACTCTCGTATGTTTTGAGCTTGCAAAGCTTCTGAACATAAACTTCTACGAGGACATAATGCAATGTACGCAAAGACGAAGGATGAATGCTACGTTTTCTCTCTCGGTAGTGCCGGAAGAACCTAACATCATCGTCTTTGATGATATTGTTACTACTGGCTCTACGCTTGCATCTATCAAACGTGCATTCGGTGGAAGAGAAAAGAACCTGATATTCTTCGCAGGAATTAATAACAAATTATAATATGTTAGAAAAAATACAGAAATGGCTGGCTGTTCCTCAGAACCAGAGGGACTACAAAGCAGGAGCTATGATGATGCTCCAAGTGACTTCTAATCCGATTCAGTACGCTAACGTGATGCGCAACCTCGTAGCGAAAAGCGGTGTCGTAGATTATGAGCTAGAAAAATATGTCAAGGCTAAGGCTAAAGCTGTTGAACACGCTCAGGTTACTGTCATGCGCGAAAAGGTTTCCGAAATTGCACACAAGCGTAATCTCGATGGCTCTAAATATACGGCTAACAAAAACCGTGGTAAGCGTTTAGATCATGACTCGCTGCCTGACGAAATCAAGGCTCTCTACACCGAGAATCTTTCACTTCTACAAGCTATGCGCGAAGATCATGTGCAACTGCGTAAGCTCGTGCTTGACGATAAGGTTACTTGCCTTGATGCCGAGCAATATCCCTTCTTGAAAGACATCATAGAAAAAGACGAGCAGATGCATAAGAACTGGCAAGCTTACGACCAATACGGGGCAAAACCAGAAGATGCAGAAGAGCAGCTTGCTGAAGAAGAAAAGAAGCGTTCACTCAACGCTTTCCGTATGCTGATAATGTCAAAGGGGCAATACAAGAAAAAGCCTACGGAAAAAAAGAAGCAGCGGATTCTCGAATTACTCGGTCAGATCATCAATCCTTCAGCGGAGCTGATTGAAGAACTCACCGATATGGGCATTATAGATGCAAAGGAGGGCTGATATAACATATTATCTCAGACCTCTCTTTCTCTCAGACAACACAACACAAGCATATCTTACTAACACAATTCAGGTTGCCGACGTTCTGGAATGGATTCTAGAGCAAGTCGGCAAATCAGACGTGTGGATGACTACCTTTTCTATCTCGGAAGAGTTTCTGAGAAGGTTGTATTTTATGCGAAAAAAGTCTGAGAGCATACATTCTATTACCGTTCTGCTAGACCGAAAAGCTACGCAGAAAACTATAAATCTATGGCAGTTCATCAAGGAAGTGGTACAAGATGCGTATATCGCAGACAACCATTCCAAGATACTGCTCGTAAAGTCATTGTCAGGACAAAACGTTTCCGTCGTGACTTCACAGAACCTCACCAGAGGAAACAGATACGAGTCTGCGATAGTCAGTACCGAAAACAATGTTTTCAATACTCTCTTTGAACAGATTCAGGATCTTATAACATACCATAGCATTCCATTCTATGACTTATACCGAAGAGCAATTGGAGAATATCCGCAAGATGGCCTCTGTCTATATGACAATAACAGAGATTGCCTCTATCCTGCAACTTCCGAAGGAGGAGCTGCATCAGGACATAATGATGCTTGAAAGCCCGGCTAACATTGCGTACTTCTCAGGTAAGAACGCAACAAAGCTCTTACTCCGTAAGCAGGAGATTGAGCTGGCAAAAGTCGGTTCTCCGCTTGCTCTCGAAAACTGCCGTGCAGCACTTTTAGATATGGAGGATGATGAATGAGCCAACCTAATATCATAGACATTTGCAAACTGGACCTCTTTACTCCAAAAGAGGAACTGATGGAGAAGTATGCGCAACGGCAAGCCGAAAGGCTTCTCCGTTTGCGAGATATGTATAACTGGATCCTAGAGAATCCTTCTTCTTCTGACCGTGATTTCGTCTCTGTGCTCATGTCAAGGCATGGCGTGGAGAAGACACGTGCATACGAAGATCTCGGAATCATCAAGGCTATACTCCCGAACTTCCATAAAACGGCTCGCGACTTCGCACGTTGGAAGTTCAATGAGATGATCCTCGAAACATATAAGATGGCTAAAGCTAGGAAAGACACTAAGACAATGGAACGTGCTGCCACATCTTACGGAAAGTATAACCGTATCGATGCGGACGATGAGGATAAGGAACTTCCATTCGACATGATTGTTGTTCAACCTTTCACAGCAACGGATGATCCTTCGGTTCTCGGCATCAATAAGACACCGGGAATAAAAGACCGCATCCGTCAGCTCATTGATAAGTACAGCAAGGAAACGATTGATATTCTCGATGTAGAGTATGAAGAGCCTGATCTGGAAGAGGAAGAGTTATTTGATGACTACGAAACTATAGAGGAGGACGATGATGAAGGAGTTTAAGAAAGTTTACTTTAACGATCCTCAGAGGCTTACGCAGCTAATTGGCGCGAATACAACAGTCATCGTCGCCGGACGTCGAACAGGGAAAACAGATTCGATCGCTGCTCCCTTCGTTCTGAGGAATATGCAACGAATGCCAGGATCTACTGGCGGTATAGTCGTCCCTACGTACAAACACGGTTTGACGAACACAATACCGGGGTTGCTCGCTGCATGGAAGCGATGGGGGTTCATCAAGGATGTGCATTATGTGATAGGCAGACGCCCTCCTAAATATTTCCGTAAGCCTATAACAGAGCCAGTATCTTACGAGCATGTAATATCCTTCTACAATGGCTCTGTAGCTATCCTTATATCGCAGGACAGACCAGGATCTTCAAACTCTCTCACTTTGTCATGGCTCTTAGTCGATGAAGCAAAGTTCATTGACTACGAGAAACTGAAGGAAGAAACTCTTCCTGCTAATGGTGGAATCAAAAGCTACTTCGGAAAACACTCGTTTAATCACTCGCTCATGATCCTGTCTGATATGCCTCAGACTAAGAAAGGCTCATGGTTTCTTCATTATGAGGATAAGATGGATAAGGATCTTATCGAGTGCATCAAGGCTACCATCGCGGAAATCTGGGAGTTGAAAAAACGAATCCGTCAGCTCCGGGAAGAAAAAAAAGATGTTCCTCGCCGTCTTAGAACGCAACTCAGATGGCTCGATAAGAGTCTTAACCAAATGCGATCTGTGGCTGTTTACTATAAGGAATATTCAAGTATAGAAAACCTTCAGTTGCTTGGTGAGAATTACATCAAGCAAATGAAGCGAGACTTAACGCCTCTTACTTTTCAGACTTCTATCCTATGCAAAAGAATAGGAATCGCTAAAGACGGTTTCTATTCTTCGCTAAAAGAAAGCTTGTATTACAACAGCTCAGACCTTGACTATCTCGACAGTCTCGGTCTGGGTACGGATATTGATGAGTCGGCTCTGGATAGTCGGGCAGACAAAGACCTCCTGCCTGACGAGCCTATTTGCATTGGAATGGATTACAACGCAAACATCAACTGGTTAGTAGCTGCTCAGCCAGTAGGCAGTAGGCTGAACATCATCAAGTCGTTCTTCGTCAAATTCCAGTTCAAGATACCAAAGCTGATTGAGAACTTCTGCGAATACTACAAGCATCATGCTCGCAAAAAAGTCATCTTCTATTACGATGCCACGGCACTTGGTTCTAACTACGCCGTGAATGAACAAGATTTCGCTTGGGTTATCGAGCATGAATTTGAAAAGCACGGTTGGGAAGTTGAAATGGTTTATATAGGAAATCCTATGAAGCATCAGGAAAAGTATCTCCTTATAAACCGTGCCTTCGAAGGTCGGCAGAGGTTGCAACCTCATTTCAACAGACAGAACAATGAAGATCTGATACTTGCCATCCAAGCAGCCAGAGTGCAGCGTGGACGCAACGGATTCAAAAAAGATAAGTCGGAAGAAAAAAATGATGAAACAGAAGAGAACCTTCTCGAACATAGAACTGACGGCACCGACGCTTTCGATACCGTGTTCATTGGCTGTGAGAAGTTCCCGAAATATGATACTGGTGGATATATGGTAGGGGGATGTGACTAGGAGCTTGCTTTTCAGGCTCCTTCTTTTGTCTTTTGGTCTTAGTCTTGACTAAGCTATATTTGCAGATGTATGGTAACAGTTGATATAGGTAATGTCACATCATCGATGTACTTCTTACCGGACATCCCGGACATCGAGGTGAGTACGGCAGCGGATAAGGTTCTTATCCAAGTCGTACTCTCTGATGGTGATGCGACTTCGGAAACTCCGATTAACCAGTATTATTTCACTAGCGAGAATGGCATGGTTCTGTATGATGTTGCAGACCTTGCCAAGACGTTTATGGATCGTCATGGTCTCGTTTTCTGTAACTGTTCAGTCACCGCAACTGTGCAGGACTCTGATGTTATATTGGATGATCAAGAAGATGAAGTTACGTTCAAAATCTTCTATGCAAGCATGGTGACAGGTCAGAGCGTGGATAACATCAACGACTTCTTCCTTGTTTCGTCAGACAAGAAGGTCTTATACAAGACTTCTCCATTAGGGGAGTCCGTGGGATTCCTGAACGTGGAAGCCGAGAATATTCCGAATAACATAAAGACGTTAAAGACGTTTGCAGCGTGCTTGTTGAACGACGGCACTACAAAACTGGTGACAATTGAAGAGAATATAGACCTCACTGGCATAGCGGTCTATGCTAATTCTCTTACATTCTCGTACAATTCCCTGCTTCTGGCTGCTAAAGCGGTCAATCAGAACGTGAAGGAAATTCTTTCTTTCCGCATGGAACTGGGCAACAGAGTCGTATCGTATGTTGTATGTTCTGAAGATACGGAACTGGTGAATTTCTTCAGCTTCAAAAATGAGTTTGGTTTCCCTGAGACAATCGCATTGCCGGGGGCAATCAAGGAAATCAACAGCTATACGCAAGCTGTAGCAGTTTCAGGACATTCACGCATTAAGTATGATGCGACAGTCGAACAGTCGTTCCAGTTGCAAAGCGCAGCTCTTCCAACGTTCATGGAAGAAACAGTAACTTCTTTGCTTCTGGCTAAGACGGTTACGGCATGGATATTCAGAAGTATGAAGCCTGTAATCGTTACGGATTCCACTTGGGAGAAAGCGAATGAAATCGGTACTGTCAACGCCGTAAAGTTCACATATAAGCTTACGGATGACAGACCAGTCCGCTACTCCGGGTCTGTCACAAAGATATTTAATAACGTTTACGATAACGCATATGGCTAACGGTGTTCACATATCAACAATGAGGGCAATGCTCAACTCTGGCGATCCTTGCGACCTCGTCTTACTCACTCGTGACGGTAAGGTTGAGCGATGGCGCGATGCAATAAGCATCTCGTATAACGTCGCTACTGGTACAAGGAAATGCCGACTGCAACGTTCAAGGCAAATACGACAATGCCGCGACTGCCTTATTATGTCAATTAACAACCTAAATGTTTACCTGTAATGGAAGGAATGGAAGTATATGAGATTAGCCGAGAGTCTGCTGTTGCCCTAACGGTAAACGCAGATCATGTTTGGCGCGAAGAAGTTGATCTGGCTCCTATAGAAATAGATCCAGGTTATAGCTATATGCCTTGGGGCAGCGACAACCTCCTTCCGTATGAAATCATTAATCTAGTCGAGCAGGACGAAACCATCACCACTTGCATGCAGTTCAACGCTGAAATATGCTATGGCGGTGGCTTCGTATATGATTGCTCTAATGCGAAAGATTCCATACGGAAGGAGGTTGACAATTTCACTTTGAAAAACAATATTGCTGGATATTTCTACGGGCTTTGCGAAGACCTGAAATATTTCGGCTTCGGCATAAGCATTGTGTATCTCAATGCCAAGAAGGAAATTGTCAGAGTGGTCCGCAAAAACGCTGCGTATTGCCGTTTCTCTCCTGCCGATAAGAAAGGAAGAATACCATATATTCTATATGGCAACTGGCGAAAATCAGGATTGACAAAAGATGATGTCGAGAAAATTCCTCTCCTTGATTCTGATTTCCCTCTCGATGACTTCCTTATCACCATCGGCAGGCAAGTGGGCGATGACGGCAAGACAAAAGTGCGCTCTCAGTCTTCCAAGTTCGCGGTGCTTACGAAGATCCCAGGCGCAGATAGTCTATACTATCCAATTCCTCCATATGCTGCTCTTTTCCGTGGAAAGTGGTACAACATTAAAAATCTGATCGGCGTAGCTAAAGAGGCAAACCTTAAGAACTCAGCACCTATCAAGTACCTCGTCGAAATCTCCGACAAGTACTTTGAAAGGCTCTTTAGGGCTGCCGGAATTACTGACGATGTGGAGAAAAAAAAGCGCGTACGTGAGGAAAAGACAAAAATCATAGACTATCTGACAGGTGCGGAAAACAGCGGAAAAGCTTTGTTTGCCAACTTCTACGTATCGCCAGACGGTAAGGAGATACACGATGTTAAGATTACTCGCATCGATGAAGACAGTAAACAAGGTGGTGACTGGGCAACAGATATGATTGAAGCTGTGAACATGATTTGCTTCGCCATGCGAGTTCATTCTAACCTAGTCGGCTCTGTTCCTTCCAAGTCTCAGACCAACAACAGCGGTTCTGATAAAAGAGAACTCTATACAATCGCACAAGCTCTTCAGAAGCCTTACCACGACCTTATCTCACTTGTTCATAACCTGATTATTCAGGTGAACAAATGGGAAGGTGTTAAGCCTAACTATCCGTTTATTCAGCTTACCACGCTTGATGAAAACAAGGATGCAAAAGAAGTGACTATTGACAAGAACAACAAAACAACAGAAGAATGATAATAGAAACAAATACTGAACTGCTCGAATACATTCCTAATGTGTTTGCATCTGTCATAGGTGAGAATCCGCTATATGATAAGATGCTGAAGTTCCTCAAAGTGGCGGAACTCTGGCTTAATGTAGAGGTGTGCGACCATGCGACTTATTCGGCTCTGTCTGAAGACCAGAAAGAGCTGGCAAAGCGTATTGTCGTGATGGATGCCTTTCACCGTGCAATCCCGCATCTTGACCTTGTGCTTACGCCTAATGGTTTTGGCATAGTATCTAACCAAAACGTTGCTCCTGCATCCAAGGAAAGAGTGGCTAGCCTAAGAGAACAGACGCTATTAGAGCGTGACCTCTCTATCAATCAGCTCGTCAATGTTCTGCATGGTAATTCTACGTGGATGGACTCTGTGCCGGGGAGAAAATGGGGTAAAACCATCATACAGAACCTTGAAATATCCTCAGAGTGTGGTGAAGATGCTCCTTCATGGAACTGGTATCAGGCGCATATTCGTGAGATACAAGGTCTTCAGAGGATGATTGCTATTAACTTCGTGTCGGTTGCCGTTATGGACAGGCTTTGCCAGTCCCTTCTTAATGCAACCGTCACCGACATTGAAGCACGACTCATTGAAATGATACGTGGCTTCATCGTCGCTTCATTGAAGGAAGAACAACCTACACATGAAGACCTCGAAAAAATGGTAAATTACATTAAGAAAAACCCGGAAGCTTTCTCGGAATGGGCATCATCTGATACGGCGCTCCTCTTCGAGGACTACACTTTTGAAAACGAAAAGGAGTCGAAGGGTTTCTGGTTCTAATAATAATCTCTAAAACCTAATCTCTATCATGGATATAGATATTACACTCCCGAAGTCGTGGCGAGATATGAATCAAGCTAAACTGAAATACTTTTTCAGTTTGCTTTCGCTCGGCTTTTCCTCCGACGAGCTGAAGACATATTGCATCTTCAGATGGGGGGATCTCGAAGTCGTTTCTCAGATCGGCAATTCGTATATGCTGAAGAAAGGACGTAAAAATTTCCTCGCTTCACCGCTTCTGATTGCGTCTTGCATGGACAATCTTTCGTTTCTGGACGAAATGCCTACATATCCTACCAACCTCAGAAAGATTGGACGTTATGAAGCTCTGCCACACAATTTCTCGGAAGTACCGTTTAAGAAGTTCATCATGTGTGATAATCTTTATCAAGGCTATCTCGCTACAAAGCGCGATGATCTTCTTGACGAAATGGGGAAGATACTATATAACTCTGGGCGTATCGTGCTTAACGGCACGGAACGCATCTCTGTTATGTATTGGTGGGCATCCTTGAAGAATTACTTTAACTCTGAGTTCAAGCATTTCTTTAACGGAATTCCTAACGGTTCAGGCAATGCTCTGACAGGCGAGCAAGTCAAAGCTACCATGAATGCCCAGATACGTGCGCTTACTGGCGGTGACATAACCAAAGAAAAAGAGGTTCTTGCAATGGATACGTGGAGGGCGCTCACAGAACTGGACGCAAAGGCACGAGACTACCAAGAACTAGAACGTAAATATCCATCAAAGAAGTGATATGGAGAACGAGAAAGTCTTTAATTGGGATGCAGAAAGTTTCTTTCGCATCCTGACACGTGCTAATAAGCTTGCCCAACAGCATAGCTTCTATTATGCACGTGTTAGCGGTTTGCAAGGATTCGAGGAAGCCCTTGCCAATTCACAGAAACAAAAGGCGTTCGTGTGTGTGCAGACTGAGGATGACGGATTCATGACGTTGAACAACTCACCGCACACACGAAGGGTAAAGACTGTATTCCTTGCTATGCGATATCCAATTGACCGTTTGGATCTTCGCTCTCAATGCTTCTCGATTATGCAAGAGGTGTTCCGGCAGTTTATGTCTGTGCTTCTGAAAGAGAAGACGCGATTGAGGGAGAATAACATCTATCTCGACGAGAGGATTTCATTCAACGAAATTGAACAATACTTCGCACAGGGTTGTGCTTGTGCTTATTTCAACATTGCAACGGAAGTATATACCGACCTGAGATTTAACTCCGAGGAATGGACGGAAAGTGTTTTTTCAGAAGAATATAATAAAGCATTCTACTAATGAGTATAACAGTCAACACATCAGTCGAAGCTTCAAAAGCTGAACGAGAAAAATTTGTCCTGGCATTCAATGACACAATGGTCAAGATATGGAAGGAGCGTATTACCCTGCTCGATGTCATCGATACGGGTACGTTGCTTAACTCCGTTGTCGGTGTGCGCTGTAATGCTGATGGGCAGTTCCTGCAGATAGAGCTTTCACAAGCTTTCAGAACTTACGGCTTATGGCAGGATCGTGGCGTAGGAAAAGAGGTTTACAGGGGTAATCCCGGCGACATTGAACGTGATAAGGTGCGTGTACGTAAGCGGTGGTTCTCGATTAAATACTACGCTTCATTCTATAACTTGCGAGAGTTCCTTGCAGACAATGTTGGTAAACAGTTCCTCGGCATGACATCAGATGTCTTCGAGACAGATAAGTTTATTAAGCAAGCGTGGCCATAAGCTCGTTTTGTCTTTTGGTTTTTAATAATCGGTGTGTATGTTTGCCATAAATAAAAAAATAGAATATTATGAGTATAGTAACAGTTACAACCGAACAGGTTCGAGAGCTTATACAACAGTTGGCAGCACAGACTTCTGCTGCTTCCATCACTCCTGAAATGGTCGCAAACATATTCGAAAATATGCGACAACTGAACGATCAGGAGAGGGCAAAAGTTATTGCAACGGCAGAAGCGTATATTGTTGAAATACAAAATACTGGAATTTCAGCAGAAAAAGTTTTTCTTGACGAAGGAAATGTGACTGAGGAATTAAATTCTCGCTCAATAGTGCCAATTGCAAACTATTCAGGTCTCACAGACAGCAAACGCGCTATAATCAAGGCTCTGATTAGAGACATCAAGGTTACTGCAACAGTCAATTTCTCATACGCTAAAATATTATCCGTGTTGAAGAACTTCACGGTGTCAGGCACGACATACAATCGAATAAGCATAGCAATATATGATATATCTGATAATAAGTTGTCGGAGGCAGCAATAAATGTCACTAATTACAATAGCGGCTTAATAAAAGGGCATGGTACTAATGGTGTCATCACCATAGACTATATAATAGACTGGTCATCTGTACCAGATACATCAAATACAACTGTTAATGCCAATATTAACAGCTACTATTATAGCGACCATATTGGTATGCTGTCGATGGATGCGAAGGAGGAACTACACTACGATGAAGCCCCAACTCAGAACAGCACAAATCTTGTAAATAGTGGAGTGGTTTATACTTCAATAAAGAATGTCGAAAACAAAATTCCTGATGTTAAGCCATATCTTAATATACCACTCCTTACAGATTATACAAGCATTTCGGATGCTAACAAAAAAATACTTGATAATCTGTTCGTTGACTTGAAGGTGACAGGTGTAGGAAATACTACATTTTCGTATGCTAAGGTATTGACGATACTGAAGGAAAGGGTTATTTCGGGAACTACTTACAATCAGATTGCCATTGCAATTTATGATGCGAATGACACGAAAATATCCGAGTCATCCATCAAGCCGACAGGATATACTAAAGGTCTATTGCAGACATCGGGAAATAACGGCGCTTTCAAAATAGAAAGTATCATAGACTGGTCGGCTATTCCAACGAATTACTTATTGTCACCAGGCAAAAAAATAGATAGTTACTATTATAGTAACCATATTGGTTATCTATCTATGCTTGAAGGAGGGTATGAGTTCGATAATCAACCAACAGAAGGTAGCGACAACCTTCTGACAAGCGGGACAATATATGAAGCCTTGCAAAATAGTGGAGGTGGTGGCAGTTCCTCTGATGGCAAAATTCCGATACTCGTGGATTATACAGGCATAACAGAGGCAAACAAAGCTATAATTGAAGGGTGTATCAAAGATATAAAAATCAGTACGGTTTCTTCTTCTGCATCTTTCTCTTATGCCAAGATGCTTACCGTTCTTAAAGAAAAAGAAATAAGTGGCGTTGTATATAACAGAATCGCAATAGCTTTTTATGACAGTAGCGACAATAAGTTGTCTGAAAGTTCTATTGCACCGCCAAATGGCTATGTTAAAGGACTTGCTAAGGTAAGTTCCAATAATGGAACTTATAAGATAGAAGCTATAATAGACTGGTCTGTTGTCCCAACTAACTATCTGTTATCTCCAAATAAGACAATAGATAGTTATTATTACAGCGACCATATAGGAATGTTGTCTATGGATGGCGGAGGTCAGCAATATGAGTTCGATAATCAGCCAACGGAAGGCAGCAACAATCTTTTGACCAGCGGAACAATATATGAAGCCTTGCAAGACATATCCCCATCGGAGTTCAATGCTTCTATGTATCAGCATTTCTATATCCGAAATCACAAGTTAGTGGCCAACAACGACCATCCACATAGCTCTGGAACTATTGCCAAGTATATTGGCGCAGAAATAGACAGAGAAAAACTTGTCAGGACTGTAAGGTGCAGGTTCATCGTTCCATCGGATTTTGATAATTGGACTCTGACCTTGATAATGATGAAGAAAATACCAAGAATTGGAAATATAGGTCAAGGCTCTCTGCACGTAAATTTTTATAAAGACCATGTTCTTTATGGCTTATATATAAATGCAAAATTTGCAAGTGCAGGTTGGTACACAGACAATCCCACTCCGCCAGTATCGGTAGATTATGACACCCCATTGGTTGCAGGACAAGAATATGAGGCCGTTATATCTCTTGGTGGTGCAGAAACAGTAGAAAACTGTAATGTGTGCGTAATTTACAAGCCTGTCACAGCTGGCAGCTCTCTTGGAACTCCTATTTATTACCAGAGTTCAGAAGTTACGCAATATTTGCCCGATTGCAAGGGTAGATACGCTTGTTGGGAGTTTATTGGTAAGCCAAGTACAAGTAGCCTGACGACTGACTACTGGCCTAAAATAACAGGTATAAAAGCATATTCTGACGGAGGAAATGTTTATGCTTTAATCGACTCTTTCCAAAGAGAAGATGGAGCAGCACTTGTTGCGCCAACAGGTCAGCCTTATATCCATTTCAGGAATGTGACCTCAAATGACGATTCTTATATATTGTAATTATGACGCACATCGACAAGAATAGTATCAAGCATTTCTCTATATGCCTCCTGTTGTCCTTAATAGGAGGCTATGGAGTGGCATTCGCTCTGGGGGCTTCTATCTGCAAAGAGTGGAAGGACAAGAATGAAAAAGGTCATTGGTGTTGGTGGGATATGGTCTTTGATGTTCTAGGATGCGGTGCAGGAATAAGTGTTCACTTGTGGATTTTCAAATCATGGAACTTCTAACCTTTTTACCGAATTCAACTAAATGGTATAACAATTTAAACTTACGCTTATGGAAATCGATCTTCATAGAAAATACAGGAAGCCCGGCTACACAATAGGCTTATTGTCTATCGACGGACAGTTTGTGTGCAACACTCTGGAAGATACCGACCGGGGACTAACAAAATACACGAATGATGCTGCTATCGCAGCTGTGAAAGTGAAGGGCAAGACTGCTATTCCAACGGGCAAATACAATGTCATCATGACTTACTCGCCTAGATTCAAACGGCAGATGCCTCTTGTCTGCGATGTCAAAGGGTTCTCTGGGATACGCATCCACTCCGGGAATACAGCTGCTGATACCGAGGGGTGCATCTTGTGCGGAAAAAACACAAAAGTCGGGGAAGTGACAAAATCGCGATATTGGACAGACAAGGTTTATGAGTACATCCAGAACGCCCTCAAAAACAAGCAGACCGTCAAGATAAACATTCATTGGTAGGCAATATGCAAACTTGACATGACAGAGCAATAAAGTTTTTGCAAAACCGACATGTCAAGAATGTTAATAGTTGTTTTTGACGTTTGCGATTTTGACAAAATTCTATTATTTTTGTAGAGGATTTATAAACTCAAAAACAATGGACGGCAAAAATACTTACAGGCTCTTCCTGCAACTAAAAGCCATCACAAAGTATGGCATCTTCGGTCTCGCTTTCTTCTCGATGTTATACTGCATCCTCACATCGATAGGGCTATACGTTCCGTGGATTTTCATAGTTTACTTCTCGTTTGCCTTTGTGCTCCGTCTGATACTCTCTAAAGCATTCGGCTTATGCTGGATCCACCGATCATGCATTCTATATAATTACTTTGTATCCGTCCTTAACGTGATTAAGCCTGACACTTTCATTTCTAATTTCGGAGTTGAGAAAATCTTAATGATCAAAGTTATGGCAATTATTGGTATAATCTTATTCGGTTGCGTATTATGGAGAATAAAGAGCAAGAAGACTTGTTAATGGAGTTGCTAGCCATCGAGGTGATGGTTAAGGAAAATCCGTGCAAGGTAAAGTGCGGAGTATTGGCATCGCTAAAAGAGGTTATACATTCGTTTATCGGACAGCATTGTATGTCTGGAGCAACACGCGAACAAGTAGCAAAATACTTCGAGCGTGATGTTCGCACCATTTCCTTTTGGAAGGAAAAGTACCCTGATTTTCCAGAGCCAAAGAAAGATTTCGCAAAAAATAAAACATACAACTGGCTAGATGTGGTCAAATGGAAAATGAAGCATAAGGAACTATTTGAAAACAAATTATAGTCAGGAAGTTAAAGGAAATTCTTTTATAATTCTAAAACGACTATCGGCTTGCGCAAAAACCTTCGGGCGCAAGCCGGTAGCCGTTTTTTTCATTTCCTTTATTAGGGAGCAGCACCATCATTTACTATCTTTGCAGCAATTCCATAAGGAAGAAACAACTAAAATTAAATATTATGGATCAACCTAACTTTTCAATTGCAGATCTCGCTGCTGTGACTAAAGACAAAGACAGCGGAGCATCCTGGAACAACCCGATGTGGCTGCTATGGGCTATCCTCTTCGGTGGAGGCAACTTCGCCAACTTCGGTGGACTGAATCGTGGGCAGGGCTTGCAGGATTCGGAAATCATGGCGCAGCTCAACTCACTCCGCGAACAGATTGCTGCTAACCAGAACGCCAACATCCTCAATGGCGCAGTCAAGGATAACGGCAGCGCTCTGAACACTCTTCTCGGTGCTGTAAATCTTGGTTTCGCTGGCACAGGCGCTAACATCAACCAGGCTTCTATGGCTAGCATGATGGCGATGAAGGATGCACTCTATCAGATCGCTACAAGCGAGTGTGATATCAAGTCAACCATCCTCAATCAGACAAACCAGTTGTCTGCTCTCATCGCTCAGACTGCTAACCAGACTCAGGCAGGTATGACTAACCTCGGATTCGCAATTGCGAACCAGACAAATGAGCTGAACACAAACGCAAACGCTAACACTCAGAGAATTCTCGACAAGATGTGCGAAGATACCACACAGGCACTTCGAGACAAGCTTGCAGAGGCTTCTCAAGCAGCTCAGACTGCCACGATTATCAGCTCTCTCAAAACAACTGCAGCGGCAGCTTAAACAACCGAGGGATATGCAAGCAAGCCTTACATATCCCTCTTTAAATTTATACAGTTATGAACTACAAATCAATGGTAAAAACTGCAGTATCAATGGGCAAGTCTAACGAAGTTATGTGGCAGTCCGTTGAATACTTCAATGATATGCTTGAACGCTTGGAAGAGAAAGATCCAGAAGAGTACTGGCGAATCATGCGCAAGCAGTCTGAACTTATGTTCGGCAGACACTACACAGAAGACTTCGCAAAGCACGATGTTTCCAAAATGGTATACAAAGACCGTGACGGAAAGACAAAGCGAGGTGAGCATTGGACTGTAGAGGAAGTAGTGGAAGCTTGCGAAGGTGATTCTTTCGACCGCTCAATAACAGACTACGACAAGTATGTTGCCTGCAACATCATCTATACAGACCTTTGCAACGTCCTGACAGACGAAAAAATTCTGGAAGTAGCTTTGACTTTCTTCTTCAAAGACGAGGATTGGGGTAGCCCGACTAAAGTCTGGGATTACTTCAGCGCAAAATATTGAACAAAAAGGAAGGCAAAAATCGCGAAACCTTCGGATCGCGATTTTTGCCTTCTTTTGTCTTTTGCAATGTATATACATATTTATATATTTGCAATACATAAATCTTTAAGAAAATGGACGAAGCAACAAAATCATCCTTAATTACACAAGGAGTAACAGCTGGGTTCTTCAGCCAATACATACATGAAACATACATAGCGGTATTGCCGTGGCTTATCCCAGCAATTCCGCTGATATTTCTCGTGTGCAAATACGGTAGGCAAAACGCCAGAGCCAAGCAAGAGGAAGTGACCTGGGGTAAAACAATTAAGATGGCAATCAACAAAATATTTAATTATATCTGTTGGATAATGATTGCTTGCACTCTCAGCATAGCGTTCGATTGCTCTGCAATAGCATACACAATTATGGCTATTGTCTATGGGTTAGAGCTGATGAAGTGTATATTAAGGTATGTTCAGAGTCAAGGTTATAAGGTTTCGGAACGGCAAGCATTAGCAGTTTTCCTTAAGATAGTCCTTCAAAAATTCACGAACACAGAAGTTGAAACCGAAAAAATAATTGAAGAAAATGAAACATGAAAGATTCTACCGTGCGCTGGCAACAGCCTTCGTCACCACAATAAGCCTAATGCTATGGATTGCAGCCATAGCCACTATTATATGCGGATGTGCAACGCATAAAGAGCGTTCAGAAGTGCACAAGTCTGATTCCGCTTCTGTGGTCCGGGAGCAAAAACAGGCTAACATCATAACGGAAATAGCATCAAACAAAACATTTTCGTTTGATTCGATAATAATAAATGAAACAGTCGTGTCCTCCGGTGATAGCGGTTGCTCCGAAACCGCTCATCGTAATATCACGATTCGCGGGTTCAAAGCAACCACAATCACCAACACGACTAACAAGGTTGATTCTTCATGGAATAAAGTTGTGGCAACAGAATGCCATAAAAAAGATTCTATAGAATCTAAATTAGAAGTAGATACAGGTGCAAAAGCAATATTTCCATTGAAAATAGTATTTAGTGTTTTAGTTTTTTTCATAGCATTAGTTTTGTTGTTTAGACTAAGTAAAAAAATTAGCTACTGGAAATAAATGTTATAGATTTTAGTCTTCATTTTTTAATCAAATTGTTAGTAGTAATATAAATCATAGGTTTTAATTCAAGGTGCTAACCCGTGAGGGCAAGCACCTTTTTTGTCTCTTCGCCATTCCTTCGATGCTGCTCTTAGGTAGCTCTTATGTTACTCTTATGTAACTCTTATGTAAATCCCTTCTAAGTCCCATTGGTAATAGGAGTTAGAAGGGATTAACTTTTGGTTTAAGAAAGGGTGACATTGATAGGCTTTCCGCAATGTGGGCATTTCATGCTTGATGGTTGCGATGCCTCAAACAATTCGGGAATTTCTACATCAAGAACATCCGCTATTTCGGAAAGCTTTTCAATACTAAACACGTTGCGTGTCAAAGCCTGGGAAAGGGATGTGCGTCGAATTCCAAGTTTTTCAGCCAATTGTTCCAAGTTCAAACCTCTGCTTTTGGCTATTTCCTTAATGCGAAGCTTTGTATTTGCCATAGATGTAAATGTATTTTGATACAAAAGTAATATTTTTTCGCAACAATGCGAACAAATAAAGCGTATATTTATAAAATATTCGCATATATGTAAATATTTGTTAATTTAGAACGCATATTTGTAAATGTTCGTAAATAAGTATATGTATAATGTTATTTTTCGTAAACAAGTAGCTTATTTACGAATATTTATTTGTTTATGTTCGCAAATATGTATATCTTTGCACCAACAAAACAAAATACAACATTATGGTAACGGTATTAGAATACACGGCATTTTATGACGAGGTCAACGGTGCTAAAGGTGCAATAGACACCAACAATATCTTGGATCCTGAAAAGGGATGGGTAAGAACCTTCAACAACGGGAGCAGGAGGTCGATACTGGTAGGACAACAAGAGGGTGAGATTATCAAGCTCAGAGCTTGCATAACAGAAGCTCTCTCGGCATACTTCAAGGAGAAGTTCGAGCCTATGCCAGAAGAAATCTTCTATGGCACGGTCAAAGCTATGCTTTGCTTCGCTCGAACAGGATTCGAGGAAAGAGGTTCGGGCAGAGACCGCACCATGTGGCTAACAGAAGAGGCAGGTGATCTGCTCTAACCATTAAACACAAAAGGATATGGAAGCATTGATTTATGCTGCGGTAGCCGTGGCGATAGCCATTGCCTACCACTCCTCAGAGGAGTATCGTAGATGGGTAGATAATCTACCTGAATAGTTTGAGCACACGCACAGAATAGTAGTCTGGCACAGAAGATGGATGATGCACGGAAACCTTACGGCCCGCGCATCATCCATTTCTCTTTTGTGCCAGACTCCTATACAGTGCTACCGTGCTCTGGTCAATAGATAGGTATTGGGTAAGCTCGAAATAAACTTTTCGGGATGCCCGAAATTTTCGGAGCACATCCCAAACACTTTTTTCGGGCACACCCATGCTCTTCTACCGCCCGATGACCTGAAAGAAGTGTTAAAAAATTAACATCAAATTTTAACATTTGTTTACATATTCCGAGGCGAAATGAGGGGTCGCTCCGAAAATCATCACAGGGCGCTTGGGGGCTCAAGGAGCACAAATAAACGTATTTTATTTCGTTTTCTCTTGATAAAATGCCGTTTTTCAGCACTTTAACTAAAGTATATGCGGAAAATCGGTCTTAATTGGAAATCCCGAAACGCAGTTTTCGAATTAAGCCCGATTTTCCGCATCGAAAGATAGGTATAAAAAGCATCCGGGACAACGTATGTTTTTATGTCTTTTGGATGTTGATAATCTACACTTATTTTTGTAGAAAACATAAAAAATATGAGTGATTATACAACAAATAGTACCGTCAACCTCTCCATCAACGGAAAAGATGTAGAGGAAAAACTTGATAAATACCAGAAGAAGCTCGTAGAACTTCGCGAAAAAGCTCAAAAAGCTGCTGAAATCGGCGATAAAGGCACTCTCCAGAAGACACAAAAGGAGATTGTAAAGGTAGAAAACCAGATGCGAAGACTTAGAAACGCAACGGCAAATGTAGATGAAACTCTTCGCAACCTCGACAAAGCAGGTCCGAAGCAGTTAAAAAAAGACCTTCGCACTCTCAAAAGTCAGCTAGAAAACATAGAAAGAGGTTCAGATGCATGGAATGCCCATATCGAGAAAATCAAGATTCTAGAAACAGAGTTAAAGAAAATAAACTCCGAAATGAAAGTTTCTGAGGGCTTCTGGGATTCGCTCAACCGTAAAATGAACGACTGGCAGACTACACTTGCAGCCGGAATTGCAACTATGACTGGTGTAGTCATGGCTGGGAGATCGGCAGTTAATGCCTATGCTGAGATGGATGCAGAAATGGCAAATGTTCGCAAGTTCACGGGAATGACAGCTGAGCAAGTAGAAGATCTTAATGAAGAATTCAAAAAGATTGACACCCGAACATCCAGAGAAGAGCTTAATAAGCTTGCACAAGAAGCTGGCCGACTTGGCAAGCAGTCTAAAGAGGATGTTCTTGGATTCGTGAAAGCAGCCGATATCATCAATGTTGCCCTCGATGATCTCGGCGATGGTGCTACTCTCACCCTCTCCAAACTTACTAATATTTTCGGCGACGAAAAAATTTATGGTACAGAGCAATCCTTGCTTAAGGTTGGCTCTGTTATCAATGAGCTTTCCCAGAACTGCACGGCATCCGCTCCATATCTGGCTAATTTCGCCCAGAGGCTTGCAGGAGTCGGTGCACAGGCTAAGATGACAATCCCTGAAATCATGGGATATGCTGCTGTGCTTGACTCGCAAGGCCAAGCCGTTGAAATGTCTGCTACGGCTCTGTCTAAGCTTATCATGGACTTGTTCAAGGACTCTGCCAAGATTGCAAAGGCAACAGGCATGGACCTCGACAAATTCAATAGTGCCTTGAAGAGAAGCACTAATGAAGGTCTCATGATGCTGCTTGACCGTCTTCACGAAATGGGAAACATGGATGCGCTTGCACCAGTCTTCAAAGATATGGGCGAAAGCGGAGCTCGTGCATCTGCCGTCATCGCATCCCTTGCAGGAAAAATCGATATGGTGAAGTGGGAACAGCAAGAGGCTAACAAGGCATTCGAGGAAGGTAACTCTGTTATCAATGAGTTCAACGTGCAGAATACAACAGTACAGGCAGGTCTTGACAAGGCAAAAAAAGGCTTCAACGAAATGGCTGTGGAATTAGGCGAAAAACTTCAACCTATAATGGCTCATGTCATTTCGTCCACCTCCGTACTCATGCGCTTAATGAGTACAGCCTTCGATTTCATAGAAAAGAACATCGCAACAATCATTTCCCTAGCCACATCGATAGGACTACTAACTGTTACCGTCAAAAGCGAAGCCATAGCCACAGCAGCAGCCACAGCAGCCACAAAGCTAAAGGTTTTCTGGAATGAAAAGCTAATAGCAGGGACAAAGAACCTCTTCAGAGTAATGAAAGCGCACCCTTACCTTGCCATAGCTGCAGCCGTCGCTACCATCATCGGACTATACACAGATTGGATAAGGAAGAGCCGTGACCTTGCTAAAAGCCAAGAGAACATAAAGAAAATCGAGAAAGAGGCTGAAGCAACATATAAAAGCGAGGAAAGCACGGTAAGAAGACTATCAAAAGTCATTCACGATAATTCCAAGTCTGTTGACGAGCGCAAAACAGCCATCAAACAACTTCAGGAAATCATACCTGATTACCACGCAAGCATAGATAAGGAAGGAAAGCTCTACGAGAAAAACGCAGAGCAAATAGAACTGTATTGCCAGAAGCTCAAACTTTCCGCTCAAATACAGGCTGCATCCACGAAATTGCTAAATGCTGAAGAAGAATATAAGGATTTCTCTGACAACACGCCAAAGAACCTTTCGGAGGCTCTGTTTAATCAGAGAGTAAACGGAATGAACGATGCACAGGCTGCAGCGACAGCCAACGCATCCATTGCAGCATTCAAGGCATGGAAAGCAGAAGAGCGACAACTGAAAAAGGAGATTGACGACCTTAACCAGTACATCGACCAGAAATCGGCAGAAATGGCAGCCGTTGAAGCAAAAACCACCACAGGCAAGGAAAAAAGTGGTGGCGGTGGTGGTGGTGATGGCGATGACGACAAGAAATCAGACAAATTCGCCAAAGAGAAAGCATGGAAGGAGAAGGAGCTTGCACTTAACCGTATCGCATACGCTACTGGCAAGAAAGACTACGAGGAGTATCAGAACGCCATCCTCGAAATCGAGAAGGAGTATCAGACAAAGATACTTGCGCGCAAGGACCTGACAGAACAGGAATCCTTAAACGCACAGGCTGATTTCCACGAGGCAGAGCTAAAGCTTACCCAGAATGGGACAAAAGCACAGAAAGAGGCTGTTGATGACTATTATCAGTCACTAAAGGCAATAGAAGACCAGAGATATGTTGACGGTAAGATCTCCGTCGAGCAATACAATAATGCACTCAATCAGTTGGAGCTAAAGCACCTCAGAGACATTATTAATCTATATAAGGAGGGTAGCAAGGAAAGAAATGATGCAGAAGCAAAATATGACGAAGCTCTGCTTGCAGACAAAAAGCGCAACCGCAAGAAGATTGAGGAAGCAGAGAAAGAACATCGCAAGAGGATGGAGGAAATCAGCAAGGATGTGTTCGGCGATACTCCGTCAAAACAAAAGGCGATGTTCAATGCAGAAATCTCAGCACTTACACAAGTATATGAGAATGAGAAAGCCATTGCAGCAGGTAACAAGGAAGATCTTCTTCGTATCGAAGAGAACTTCCAAAAAGCTAAGATGGCTCTGGCATACAAGTATAATCAGATAACAGCAGAAAACGGCTTTAACGGCATGCAAATTGCTAATGAAAAGCTGTTCCAATGGCTAGAATCTGAGGAAGGAGAAGCCGTCATTGGCGCTTATAACGTGGTCATGGATGGCATGACAAATATTTTCGCAGCTTGCTCAGATATCATACAGGCAGAGCTTGAACTAGAAACGGCAGCAATCGAAAAACGATACGAAAAAGAAATATCCGCTGCCGAAGGCAACAGATACAAGGTTAAGAAAATAGAAGAGAAAAAGCAGAAGGAAGAAGCTGCTGCCAAAAACAAGGCAAACAAAAAAATGTATGCCATGCAAGTGCTTCAGGCAATCGCTTCTACAGCTATGGGTGCGATTAACGCATATTCCTCTGCTGCACAAGTGCCACTTATCGGTTATATCCTGGCTCCTATCGCTGCAGCAACGGCAATAGCTGCAGGAATGCTTCAAGTTGCAAACATCAAAAAGCAACAACAAGCCTCTGAGGCGCAAGGCTACGCAGAAGGTGGATATACAGGAGCCGGAGGAAAGTACGAACCTCGTGGTATCGTCCATGCCGGGGAATGGGTTGCAAGCCAAAAACTGCTTGCAAACCCACAAACTGCTGCTATCATCCAGTCGCTTGACTATGCCCAAAAGACTAACACCATAGGATCTATATCCCCATCAATGGTAAGCAATGACACAACGGCAGCTGCTTCCATCGCTAGACTTGCTACCACTACGCAGTCTTCAGGCAACGAGTCGCTAAGTGAAACTCTAGCAGCACTCAACAAGAGACTTAATGAGCCATTCGTCACCGTAAACACGATGACTGGTGACCACGGCATCAAGCAAGCGCAAGAGGAATACGACATCTATATCCGCAACAAAACGCCAAAATCAAGGAGACAATGAGAATCAAGATCAACGGAAAAGAGGCAGTCATCAAGGCTGGAAGTTCTTTCGAGTTTATTTCAGAAAACAGATATTTTACCGGTTCGGACTCATACACACTTGCTATTGAGTTCCCGATTGCCGACTGCATACAAAACAAGGAGATATTCGGCAATATAAACCGCAAGGACATCGAAATCGAGAAGAAACAGTTTCTCTTCGATTGCGAAATATTCGCAGGAAAATTCTATAAGACTGGCTCAATAACCATCACAGAGATAAACGACAAAACAGTCAAATGCCAATTTCTTGAAGGTCGCAGCGTACAAAACTACGACAATACGCTTGATGATATCTATATCAACGAGCTTGCTTTAGGTTCTTGGCCTAGTGCATACTCTAACACTTCCGTTGCGGAACAGTTCCTTATATGCGAGAATCCAACATATACAGCTGTGCCGTGGGTAAACAATACAAGCGGAAATGTTCAGAATAAAATACAGTATAACGGCAGCGTCCTCAACTGGCATCCTGACTTTGTTTCTTCTACTGAAAAGCGAGTGTCTTTCATGCCGTTTATGATTTTCATATTCAAAAAGATCTTCGACGCCCTTGAATACACATACGACATTCAAGCTTGGGAGAATAGCCGATATAAATGGCTGCTTATCTGCAACTGCGTTCCGGGAGCATGGGATAGGACAGACTGGGCTTACGTGCTTCCGAGGTGGACAGTCACAGAGTTCATTGAAGAGCTAGAGAAGCTGATGAATTGCCAGTTCGTAGTTGACAGCGTAAACAAGACAGTAAAGATGTCATTCCCTTCCACCGCGTCAGCCAGTCAAAACGTCGTGGAAATAAATGCTATCAACGATTTTACTGCCACCAAGACAGAGGAAGACGAATCTGACTACGAGGAGAATATGGGCAAAAAGTATGCCGACGTGAATAGCGAGATATTCACCGCTATGGTTTCAACTATTCCACGAGAAGAGGAAAAAAGACAAGATGCTTTAGGACCTGGAAGGTACTTTTCAAATTTCCCCGTCGATGATAGCCATCAGACTTTAGAGGATATCATGGAGCTTCCATGTGAAACTATCCCGACAAGCGAGATTTTCTATAGGAACACAAAAGGTTGCTACAGAGTAATGGGGAAGCCTCACTACTATGTCCCTAAAGGGCAGTTCTGCCGTGCCGACTATCCAAGCGACACACCCGACATTAGAAGAAGTATTGACAGTACCCAGTTCTACGCACAAAGAGTTGGCGAATTCGCACCTATAGAACCAAAGGATGCTAACGGGAAGTCCGTTGAACTGAAAATCGTTCCTGCCATCATCGATGAGACGTATTACGATTTCTGCATCTTTCTAGAGCCAGGAGAGATGAAAGACGAGGATGACATCTACGATGAATACGACGGCTCAACATCTAAGGGTGACATATATCTTCGCAAATACGAGAAATCAGATCCAGTAGAGATATACGATAAGATATACGTTGCTTTCTGGAATGCTGCCATCTTCAACGAATTCATTCAGGAGCGCACACTTATTCAAGGTGAATGGCGCGAGCCTGCAGGTGGTCAATGGTATTACGACGAGTACGAGGTAACAAAGAGGCAAATTCCACACCCTATCATCTCGAACTACGAGCCTGTCTGGAAGCTTTCATGCAAGCAGCCGACATATTTTCTTTTCGACAACGACGAGAACAAATATTCTCTCGCTCTACATGCTAGCAACGTAGTAAACAAGACTATCGAAGGACGTGTGAAATACACTATCAAGTTCATTGCGAATGACATCCCCGACGTAGGCTCTGTGTTCATAATCAGCGGCCAGCAATTTCTTTGCAAGAAAATTACGGCAACGATAACAGAACGAGGAATATCACAGATGCTTAAAGGCGAATTCTACCGCATAACATCATAGACTTCCGACAAAACCTCTCAGCTCGTCGTTTGCCTTCGCTGAGGAGTGGCGTGTATATACATCCGTGATCGCAAGCGAGCTGTGCCTTGCTTGGTCGCGGATGCTTATGTTAGTGACGTTACTGTCCGCTAGCTCTGTTATGCCGGAATCCTTCAAACTGTAGAATTGGTACTTGTCGGAGAATCCTAACGTCGTCTGAAGCTTTGCCCACCTCTCCCCAAAACGGCTTGGACTTATCTCATACATTCCCGGCTTCAGACGACGGGAAAAGATGTACCAGTCTGAAGGGTACTTGTCGAGCCCTAGGCTTCTGATGTATGCCTCTACCTTGCTATTCAGAGTAATATACTCATCTTTCCTGTTCTTAGCCTGCTCACCATTTATATATATAATATGGTTCGATAGCTGCAAGTTACGGAATTGCAGACGGCAAAGCTCCTGTGGACGGATGAAGCAATAATATAATAGGTAGCAAGCAAGGAGAAACATCTTGTCATTCTCGCCCAGATACTCGGCAATATCCTTCAGGACATCAGGCGGAATCACCTCACGCTGCTTATGAAGCATACGTGCAGGGATTTTCTTTATTGTCCTTGCAGGGTTCTCCTTCAATGTACCACGTTCTATGAAATAGGAAAAAAAGATGTTCAGGAAGGTCAGATAGTTATTCCTCGTTCTTGGGCTGTACTTCAGATCAAGGAAAAGATAATCCAAAAGGCTGTTGCAATACCTTGTATCAAACTGATACAGGTAAGTAATCTTGTTTATCGTCATGCAATACTCTTCAAGCTTCACGACGTAGCTCTTATATGACTGATACGTCTGTTTCCTGAAAGTTCCTTCAGCAAACATACGCTCGTTGTATGCCTTGAACTCGTCAAAGGCTGCCGAGACAAGCATCATATCAGAACTACGAAGCTGCTCTACAAAGGGATTCCACCCAGATGCAAGCTTTGTCGTAAGACGCTGTATCAATGCAAGAGCGTAAGACTTACGCTGCTTGGATTCCACGTTATTTAACTTGATACGCTTACGGTGAAGCTTTTCTGTCAATGGGTTATAGGCATAGTATTCCACGTAAACGCAGTCCTTTGTCCTACGGTATACTGGCAACCTATAGCCTAATAGCGATGCATTACTAATGCGTGGAAGCTGAAAATTTTTTGACATTTTTTTTTTGGAAGACGCCCTCTGAGCATCCCCAACAGAAGCGTTGTCCCGATTTTGTCCCGGTACATCACTTCAAAAAGACGCTAACTTTCTGACATTCAGACGCGCGTCTTGAAAAGAGGTTGGAACAGGACGTTCTCAACCTCTTTTCTGATGGGTGCTCAGTAGCCTAATTTAAGGATTTACTGTTTACTTTTGGTTGCTTTCTGTCCCGTTTTTGTCCCGGTATAATTGTAATAATTCTTTTGTAGAAGCTAAAGCTTCCTCTAACGCTTCAATACGTTTTTGCTTTTCCTTCAGAAGCGTTTTCATGCTCTTAATGTCTTCTGAACCTTCCGAAACCCTCGTATCGAGGGGTTCTGAATGTTCACCATCAACATCAAAAACTGACATAGGACTAACACCTAAAGCACGACATATTTTCTCATAACGAGAACATTTCATGTCTTCCTTCTGGATAAGTTGCCAGAAATGTGCTTCAGAATAACCGCACTTAACAGCAAGTATCTTTTGCTGAAGTCCTCGCTTCTCAATCTCAGTTCTAAAAAACAAACCTATATCTTTCATTTAATACCGTTATTATATTTAATATACTTTATTTTTGTAATGCAGACATTACAGTTTTCTACATTTTAATAAACGTTTTAATAAATTCTACTAAATATTTTTGTTTATTTAGTAAATAATTTTGTATTTTTGCATCGATAAATTTAATAATTTTATTTTATATAATAGTATTTTTATGGAGAAATTTAATGCCAATCTCAAAAACTGGCTTGATTCACTTGGTAGGCTTGACCGCAACAAAGCTACAAAGCTTATCTGTGATGCTTGCATCATAGACAGGTCAAAGCTTTACAACTGGACCAATGCCGGAACAAAGGTAGAACCATTGTATCAGGAAAGAATTAACGAGGTTCGGAAAAATTTCAAGCAGCTTATAGCAAGCTGACAATCCATAGGGAAGGATGCGATGTTTCGTAAGGACATCGAAAAAAGCCAAGAGAATGCCACTATATATAAATACGTGGATAAACTGCTCGGAGTCATGGATGGCTCTAATGGTAACATAGAGCATAAAATGCAGTATAACCGCAAGGAGGTAGGATTAAAGAGCTTCGGACTCCTTGTTGCCGGGAAAGCAATTCTAAAGCGTGGGACTCCATGACTGCTTGTCGAATTTGGTACATTCTCAAAGACTATAGCTACCACATCCTTCCCTTTTCACTATAAAATAACTTAATAATTTATATAATATGATTTTTGCAGTAATAGAAGCCAAGCGAAGATCTGGAAGAACTTGCGAATGGCGTGTTGAAATGAAAGATGATCTTTTCAGACTTGAAAAAGAAGAGTTAGAAAACAGATGCCTTATTGCAATCAACAAGGCTAATCTTCTTTTCTGGGACAAATTCGTGTCATGCAAGTTTATAAGAAGAATCATATTATAAATCTTATTACTCACATATTTATATTTGTTTAAGTAGTCTGCTGTGAAGCAGACAAGGGCGCAACACATCGAACTCTCACTCATTGTTTAGGTTAGTAGAGTTATATAAATCCTCCGTTCGATGGTGTAACGTTTCGGTACGTATGCGCCCACAATTTGTAAAAACCCAAACAACAACCATGTACGACAAAGAAGAAGTAAAAAAAATGAACGCCCTGGCTGACATCAGGGAGTTCATACCAGACCTGAAAGGAATCGGCATTCACAAATACCGTGTATGCCCATTCTGCGGGAAGTCAGGCAAAAACAAAGGTCTTGTGACGTACAAGCCTAAAGGCGGTCTTGCTGAGTCCGCTGCTTATTGCCATGCCTGCAAAAAAGGTTTTTCTTCTGCCACAGATGCCGTGATGTATTTCCATAATCTTACATTTCCAGAAGCCGTGAAGTATGTTGCAGAGCAATCTAATTACCTAATAGAGGAAGAACCTAAAAAGACAGAAGCAAAAAAAGAGGAAAAGACAAAGCCTGTCACTCACAAAAAGCGAACTAAATCCTTCTGCGAAAGACAGCTGGAAGCTTCAGGTCTTACAGTAGAAGACGTAACAGCAACAGTAAAAGGTAATGACGGAAGCGAAATACGCATTCCAACATTCGTAAGAGGTGGTTACGATACCACAACCTGGACCTTCAACCTCAAAGATGATGAAATGCTCATCTTCTACTACGACCTTCAAGGAGATCTTGTAAAATACGCATCGAGAGGAGCAGCAGGAAGACAGAAGGATTATGTGCGTGTGAGATGGTCAAATCCTGATTTACATAAGAACGCAAAGGGAAAGGGTATAAAATACCAAACTCCGCCTAATGCACAGTCGAAGCTCTATTTCCCACAGCTAATTAGAACCTACTATCAGAACGCTACACCACTCGATACACTTATAATCCAAGAAGGAGAGAAAAAAGCCGAGAAAGCATGTAAGCATGGCATACCATCTATTGCCATACAAGGAATAAACAACATCGGGAACAAGGAAACTGGAGTAATCCAGGATCTCCAATACTTGGTGCAGAGGTGTCAAATCAAGAAAGTGGTTCTGCTATTTGACAGCGATTGGGATCACCTATCAAGCTCGTTGTCAGCCAACGAAATGGTTGACACACGCCCTAAGTCATTTGCTGGAGCTGCAAAGAAGTTCCGTACATACGTTGAGTCGATGCAGAACGTCAACGTATCTGTTGATGTTTACATTGGCCACATCAACGAGAATGAGGCAGACGAAAAAGGTATTGACGATTTGCTATGTGGCACGCTCAAAGGAAAAGAAGAACTTCTTGCATACGACATCAAGCAAGCAATGCTTGCACATGACGGTAAATCTACCTATGTAAACATTCATAAGATCTCAACGCTATCAGACTACCAGATAGATTCATTCTGGAATCTCCGTGAGCCTGAAAAATTCTTTGAGCGTTACAGAGAGAAACTTGAACCTCTAGGACGCTTCCGCATCAACCACATGACATATTATGTGGAAGATGGAAAGCTGAAAATTGCAACCAAATACGACTCGGATAATGAGCTGTGGAACGTTGACATCGATGATAAAGGAAAAAAGACTGTTTCCTTCGTCAATCGCGAAATGCTTAAGTTCGTTGCTGCAAACGGATTCTACAGGATCCATACTGCAGACCTCGAAAAAGACGATTACAAGTTTGTTCATATAGAGGACAACATCGTAAAAGAAAGCGGTATAAACGAAATACGAAACTTCGTCTATCAGTTTGTCGAAGACAACTGCAAGGACGAAGACGTAAAGGAATATTTTTCGTCTAAGGTTGAATATGTCATGAGCAATGGCAAACTTTCACTTCTGAAGATGATAGATGACAATTTCGATGTTTTCGACTCTATAACACAACGGTTCTACTACATGAACGGATGTGTTGCCGTTACAGCCGACTCGATAGAGAAGCAAGAGCAGCATGCCGTAATATGGGAAGACAAGATCATCAAGCGCAACTTCAGGCGTTGTCAGATCTTCCAATCAGTCAAGGCTCTCGCTAATGGAAGCTTCGAGATCCAACTCACACCCGAAGGTGAGAAGTGCGAGTTCCTGCGTTTCCTTCGCAACACTTCCAACTTCTGGAGTGAACAGGATTTTATGACCGATGAACAGACAAAGCTTTGGAGTAAGCACTTGCTAAACAAAGTCACCTCTATTGGCTATCTGCTCAATGACTTCAAATTTCAGACGGAGTTGAAAGCAGTCATAGCTATGGACGGTCAGATGGGTGACATCGGTCAATCAAACGGACGTACTGGTAAGTCGTTAATCGGTATGGCTCTTAATCAGATGATGGAACAAACGACGATTGACGGACGTAATACAAAGAATGACGATGATTTCCTGTATTCCAACGTCAATCCCCAAACTAGAAATATCTTTCTTGATGACGTGAAAGTAAACTTCGATTTCGGGCGTTTCTTCTTCGCAATTACTGGTGATCTTCAGGTCAATCCTAAAGGAATGGCCCGATACACTATAAAGCAGGAAAAATCACCTAAGTTCTACATCACTACGAACCATGCCATCAATGCCACGGATCGCAGTTCAATGGAACGTATTACGTTTATGAGCTTTAGCGATTACTACAACGATGCACACCGTCCGATTGACGATTTCGGGCACTCATTCTTCGTTGATTGGGATGAAGAACAATGGACGTTGTTTGACAATCTGATGTGCGAGTGTAATCAGCTATACCTACGTTCTATGGCAGAGTCTTGGTATAGAATTGGTCAAGGTGCTGTGCAACCTCCAATGGACGATATCATCCAGAGAACTCTTCTTCAACAGATGGGTTCAGCATTTTATCAATGGGCAGAGACTTACTTTGATGAAACTGCAGGACATCTTAATATGCGCATTAAGCGTAAAGATATGTATGATGCATATCATGCAGAGTTCTCAGATAACAAATTCGGTGTCACGGCAAATAACTTCAAGACAAAGCTTATACTTTACTGTAGAATGAAGTCTTTCGACTTGAACGCTAGAAGACCAAACGAAAGAGGTATGTCTTTCTTCGACTTCATAAAGAATTATGAAAACGAAGTGTTTATAGGTGGAATGGACAAGTCTAACGGCTTTGAGTATTTCACAGTCTCTACCAGAGACGAATCGGTTAACGGAATCCTATAGCTATGGCTAGAGCATACGTTTACGGCAGAAGCCAAGAGGAAAAGCGCAAGATGAATTCTGAAAGACAGAAAAGGTACAGACAAAACAACCTGCCTAGAATTCAAGTAAAACAGCATATCTACTATGTTGAGAACTGCGAAAGGATCAAGGCTCAGCAGAAAGCCTATAGGGAAGCCAATAGGACTTTGCTAAAGGTAAGGCGCTATTTCCGCTACTACAGCCTTAAAGACTGGAGTAAAGCGGATATAATTAAGATCATCCAGAAGAAGTTAAGCATAAACGATGTAGAATATGAAGAAAAGAATTCTAAATAAATACTTCAGCCAGATTAAGAAGAACAGGAAAAATGTCAGACTGGCAAGAAAGATAGGTAAAAAAGAAATGATGTACCTATACAAGAACAGAAAAGACATCATCCCCAACAACATCTGGGGAAATCTATTCAAAATACTAATTGATGGAAAAGGAATGTTTGGAGGAATGGGAATATGAAATTCAAAGATATAAATTTGCTTAGCCTTGCTATCGCTATTTACATTTGGGATAAAGATACAGAAACAATTGTGGAAAAGCTAAAGGCTAGCTTAAAGAAGGAGGAATAGTTATGAAAGCAACAGAACTAATGATAGGAGATTGCGTCTTAACATTAGACGCAACACACAAAGAAAAAGTTTTTGCACAAGTAGATGCGATAGAAGAAGGTAAGCGTTCCATTTTGGTTAAAAGGGAATGTAGTAATTGGTTTGTGGATATTGATTGGATAGAGCCTATCCCACTTACGACAGAAATTCTCGAAAAGAACGGATTTGCCATAAAGAAAAAATGGGCGCAGAAAGGAAATTTCGGGGACAATCCCTTAATCATGTGGCATTATTACGATGATATTTTCACGGGTGATTTCAAACATGAGTTGGAAATACATCAAAATGACACAGGAAAAGTACACGTAAGGGTACAATGTAACTACGTTCATGAACTTCAACATGCTATGAAGTTGTGCGGAATAAAATTTGAAATAGAAATATGAAAATTTATGGAGATAGATGACAGCAGAATTAAGAATTTCGTATTAAACGAAAACTCTAATTACAGGCTTTGGTGCGAAGGCTGTGTTCACAGCCATTTATTCTTGATGGACGGAATTGGTATTTGCCGTTTAAGAAATGCACTTGTGTACTATTGCGATACTTGCGAGAACTTCTGCGATAAGTTAAACAAATAGTTATGTTAGAAGAGATTTGCTATTATTGCCATCATTCAGCTGAGTGGGGATATGATGGTTTAGGTTGGTGCTATAAAAACAAAATAAAAAGACTTGTTCAAGAAGATAGCACGTGTGATGAATATAAAGAACCAATAGAAGAAGAGGAGGATGAGTTATGAAAATATTTGAATATCTTATGCGTAAGCGTCTTTTCGGGGAAGGCCTTAACGCTATGGAAGAACAAGTTCTTACATGCTTGATAAAGAGTGATCCAAAGGTAAAGGCAATAGCTGCTCACTGGTGGCAGCAATGGCTCGAAGTTCAAACTATCGGTGGAACGATGGCTGAGGTGTTCCCAGAGGAAAAAATCGGCGTGAAGGAATCACCTTCTAAAACCTTTCCACACAATAATGATTTCCAAACAGGCAATAGCTACAGGAGGTAAACATGCAGAAAACAGGTATCAAACAGCTTGACGAAGCTTAGATGCTTCTGTTCAAGGAATATAAAGAAAGCGGAATGAACTTCCTACTTATCGGGTTCAAGGAAGAAAAGATGTTCGGCGCTGCTTGTGCCGGTAGCCCTCTGAACATAGGCGCAGCTCTGGCAATGCAAGCATACAAGGATGATAGATTCGAAAATATCCTTGATATTGCCCAAGAAGGTTTGAAGTTTATTCGAAAGAAGGAAATCAAACAAATGAAGAAGGAGGATAAATAATGAATTTTAGTAATCTTAGAATTTCGGGATGCAAGCAGGATTATCCGCTTGAAAACATCCACAAGATAATCATTCTGGAAGACAAACACAATGTGATTGAAGTCATCATTGGCAACTACAACAAAGACGGCTTCACATATTGCGTGGCAGGGCATAACTGCCATATAGGTGAAGAGAGATACAACATAGAGCCGACTTCTGAGAACGGTCTATACAAGTCAGAACGTGGAGCAATCATAGGAATGCTCTCATACCTCTGGGAAACATTCTCAAAGGTATGGCCTCCAGAAGTAGCCGAGGTTGTAAAGCTCGCTATCTGGGAATATCGGCAAACGTCGCTTTTCGACTATTAGCCGACCTTTTATCTTTCTACCGTTTGGAGGGTTGTATTTTGGGAATAACATGGTCTATGGCTTGTCGCGAAGCCATAGACTTTTTTTATATATATTTTTTTTTCTTCTATACCTCTTACAAAAGTACTAGAAAAAGTGTACTTTTGTACTGTACTGACGTAAATCGTTGAATATTATATATTTAACCAAGTACACTTTGCGAAAAATAAAAGTGCTAAAAGTGCGCACAGTGCTGAGCGCCTGTTTTTAGTTTTTGTACTGAAATAGTACTGCTTAACTTTTTGTATTTCAACATCTTAACTAAAAAAAGTACAAAAGTACACTTTTTTCCGTAAAAGTAACCGACTCAGACGACACCTATAGAAAAAAACATGTTTTTTATAATGCGAAAATCGCTAACTTGTTGTTAGTGTGAAAGATAGCTTTCTTCTAAATTTTCTAGTTTTTTGCATCACTAAGCATCAGTACACTTTTTAAAATGAAAAAAGTGCTGAAAGTGTACTGCGTTTTTTATACTTTTCGGCTATGAAACTACTGGTCAATCACTTGTTCGGTTTGGCATCATCGAGCAAAAACAAGCAACATTATCAAGCGAATCACACCGCGAATGATGGCTTTCACCATCCTTTCCTTGGCTTCAACACAGCGCTTTTTGCCTGTCCTCTGATACGTTGGCAATCTGTACTAAAGAAATTGGCGATGTCGGTTTTGTCCTATATTCCTATGTTTTTCGACATTCCTTGTAAACACGTTGTCATGTCTCTCCTACTCTGCAGACATAAAACCTTAGTTTGCTGAAGCGGAAAGAGTGCCAGGATCTACAAGGCTATGTATGTTCATCAGTCATTTACCTCTACCTAAATTCTATAGTTGTTCCTGAACACTTAACTGAAGTGTTGCGTGGTCATATCAATTTTCCTGAGTAAGACATATGTATTTTTCCTCTGCAAATTTACGTCGGCTCGACAGTCATCAAGTACTGGTCAGATATCCCGATTTCCAACATTTTTCTAAAAAAATAACCTTTGCAACGTGATTTTTATTACTCGCCCGGACGGGTAAAAATATCGCAAATTCCTTGCTTCTACTGTCTCCATACCCGATGTTTCTTAGCATCGTAAAAATTAACAAAATGTCTCACTTATAAAAATTAAAAGATATGACTCACTCTTACAACACCTCAGTTCTTAAGTCTTCCAGACATCTATCACAGAATTTCTATATGGTAGAGATACAAGACTATAACGATGAATACATCACCTTCGAGATTCAGGCTTCTAACTTCTCAGATGCAAACTCAAAGGCTTCATCAATGGCTGCAGAGCAGGGTATTGACATCTACAACATGAATCTTTACAAGATCTAAATGTCTAACTTAAAAATATAGGAGATAATATTATGACTACCAATTATTCTTTTTCAGCAGTACAGATCGTTGCTAACGCAACAGAGTTCAAGAACGGCAACAAGGGCTTCAAGGTTGAAGTCAAAGGTATGGAAGGTAAGCTAAACATCACTCGCAGCTTTACCGATCCGCTGAAGACAATGCGCTTCATGTTCATGCTCTCTAAGAAGCTCGAACTCGGTATCAACAAGATTGACCTCGCAGCAGTCTCAGTAGCCTATCAGAAGGCTAAGGCAGAACTGGCTCAGGCTTCAGCACACGTTAATGAAGTGGCTGCCAACGCTCAGAGCGATGCACAAGAACTCGAAAAGGATTCAGAGGCAGAAGCCTCTGATTCCGATTCCTCAGAAGATGTTACTCATTTGGCATATATCCAACAGTTCAATGAGTTAAAGGAAAAGCACCCTGAAGCTCTGCTACTCTTCAGATGTGGCGACTTCTACGAGACATACGAGAACGATGCTCAGATAGCATCTGAAGTCCTCGGCATCACTCTCACGCTCAACACGCGAGACAAGCGCAAGATGGCTGGCTTTCCTCACCATGCACTTGATAGCTATCTCCCGAAGCTTATCCGAGCAGGACACAGAGTCGCCATCTGTGATCAGCTCGAAGCTCCTAAGAAAAGCTCAAAGAAAATTGAGAAGGCATCATAGCCTTCTCCTTTTCTTACTTTTTAGGGATTAAAGCAACATAATAAGAATATAGGTTTTGTGTATGTTTTTCCATGTTTTTTTATGGAAATGTTTTAAAAGATGTTAAAAATACGCCTAAAATCAAAGAAAATAACGAAAAAGTTTGCGTAATCATAACTTTTTCGTTATCTTTGCAGTAACAAAATTAATAATTAACAAAATTCGATATGAAGACCAAACAGTTTTGCGCGGAATTAACCGCATCAGGCTGCTTCATAGCAAGAAACGGTAGTAGACATGACATCTGGACAAACCCAAAAACAGGAGCTAAATATCCAATTCCAAGACACCAGAGTCAAGAA